TAGAGCAGTCTTCTCTTCTTCTGATACTGCAAGTGCCTCTCTTTCAGCTAAGTCAAATGCAATTCTTGCATCTTGTTCAGCTTTAGCATCAGCATCAGCTTTTAATTTATCAGCATCTAGCTTAGCTTTTTCCTCTGCTCTTAATGCTATAATCTGACCTGTAACTTCTTTTTGCTTTGTAAGTCTAGCAGTTTCTAATGCTATTAGGTCAGCTTCAAGTTGTGCCTCTTCTTCTAAATCTTCTTTTGTACTTGCACTTAATGAGTTCTCTGTTTTCTTTGTTTCAAGTCTAATTTTTGCAAGTTGTATTTCTTTATTTGTTATCTCTTCTTCTAAATCACTTGCAGCTTGTAAGAAACCTATCCTTTCTTCTAATTCAAACTGTGTTTTGTCAACAGCCTTTTCTAAGAGGTCTGCTCTCTCTCTATCAGCCCTAGCTCTATCTACTAAAAGCTGTCTTTCTATTTTATCTGCTTTTGCTCTAGCATCTGCTAACTCTCCTGCTGTTTTAATCTCTTTTCTAGTTTCTTCACCAAAGTTAACAACACCATCAACAGTATCACTAATGTTCTCTTTTAAACCATTCCAAGCCTCACTTACACCTGCCCAATCACCTTTAACAAAACTTAACATGGCTTTACCTACATTTAGAATAGATTTTCCTATGTTTTCTAATATGTCAAATACATTTCCTGTTACAACAGAAAGTTGAGACCAGAATTTTGCATACTTATTTTGACCTTCTTCTGAATTTGTAAATGCTGTTGTTACTGCTGCAATACCTACTGCTAAAGCACCAATACCTGTAGCTATCAATGCAGCCTTTAAAGTCCTTAGTGCTTTTACTGCACCTATAACTGTTGTACCAACAGCTTTAAAGTTTGTAATTAATCCACCTGTTAAGGCATCAGCTTGTGCTAAGGATTCCTCTGATGATGTACCAATTTCCTTAATGTCTTCTGTAGTTTGCTCAATGGCTACATTAGCCTCTTCATTATCTACAGTTATCTCTAATTGTACTTTCTTTTTAATCATTTCTTATTTTTTTCCCAATTAGCAATTTTTTTGGCAATTTTTAAGCCATCTTTCCAGTTGTTTGGTAAGTAATTAGAACCTTGTGCAAATTTTATGCTATTAGTTTCTCCATTTACTATCTGTAATACCTCAATTATATTCTTTAACATATACTTATATAATACTTAATTGAACATTTTTTACTGTTGTCATATATTCTTTATAATCAACACCACTTTGCCACTCATTTTCTCTCCACCATGATGTAATTATGTATTTCTTCCCTTTTGTTACCTCATTTCCACAATGGGTCATGTATTTATTTGGCTGACCATATTCTAAATTGTTCCAAACTACAGCTTTACATGCCTCTGGTTTGAACTCTTTGTTTAAGAATGTAAAAGAAGTTGTACCTCCTTCAAAATCATCATTCAAATACAGCATAAAAGTGTAAGTTCTTTGTCCAGATACTAAACAGTTTTGTTTATATGTCTCTGGTGTAAAGTAATCTGTGTGGTCATTGAAATATTCACCAACTTCATACCTTTGCCCTTGTAGTGATTCTCCTTTTTTTAAATCTACTCCTAGATATTTTGCTATCTTTTTGTGTAACCTCTTGACTACCATGTTGTTAGCAATTAGATTAGAAGTGCTTGATGTTCTCTCTTCACTATACTTATTCATTTCAGAATCTTCTGAACAAACCATAGACTTAGTTGCATGAATATCTATCATTCTAATTAAATGTTCTGCTTCAAGTTTAGTTATAAAATTTCTTACCTCTTTCATTATGGACAATTATTTGTATATGGACCTGTTAATGTATTTAAAGATGCATTCCAGAAATAATATGTATTACCTCCATCATCACTAAACCAATGGTCTGATGCTAGTAATGAAGTACAAGAATCTGATGTATATATTGCAGTTGATGTAGCAAGAGTAGAGTTATTTGTGTAAACATCTTTGGTAGAAGTTTCAGTACATAACCCTATTGCTGATACTGCAGATTTGTATAGACTTAAAGTATGACATGTTGGACCAGAAGGTGGTGTAGGTACTGGTGGAGGACTTGGTGCTGCAGCTTCACAATCTAAACAATTTGCACCTGCTGTATTTTCACTAGAATAAATTGTATAGTTGCTAATATCAACAGGATTTGCAGCTTGATTATTGTTTAGCCACTTATAGCATGTCCATCCTGTACCAGTACCATCTTTAATAACCCACCAAGTTCCAATAGACTGTAAACTATAGACCTGTAATATTGCACCAGAAGGGTCATCACATGTAACAAATGTTGCATAATATGTTGTTGCAGGAGGCTGAACTGGAGGTGTAACTGGTGTTAAACAGTTATTTTGACCATCTGGTGTAACAACTCCTACTTGTATTCCTGCACTTATTGCTGCTTGACCAACTACTTGATACCTTGTTCCTCCTGCTATTGTAACAGTATCATTTGTTGCTATTGTAATATCTGCTGTTGTTTGTAATGATAAGTAACCTGTAGCACTATCTGAACATCTTTCTAATGAATAGTAGTTTGCACCAGATACTGATGGACAACCAGTTTGACCTGTATCAGTAACAGTTCCAACATCAGCTAATCCAGATGTAACAGTTCCAGTTACAGTATAAGGCTGACCACTTGGGTCTTGCACCCTGTCTCCATTTGACAATGTAATATCAGCAGTTGTATTACCAGTTCTATAACCTGTTGAATTAGTATAACATTGAGTTAATGTGTAATACTCTGGACAAGTTGTATCTGATGTAGTATAAACAGTTCCTACTGTACTCCCACTTCCTGTACTTCCTAAAACTTTATATCTAGGTCCACTTCCAGAACCACTTGCAACAATATCATTTGTATTTAAACTAATTTGATTAATGGTTTGAGCTGATATATAACCAGTATTTCCAGTTGAACATTGTT